AATGTTTAGCTATATTTAATGACTTTATATTAGCTTCATCTATAGGTGCTATTATCTTATTAACACCTAATTCTATAAATGGATAGTGAAAAGCATACCATCTAGCTTCTTTAGTAAACCGTCCTTGTAATGCTACATGCATATTAATGCTTTTACCGTTATATCCATTATAACCAGTAGCACATGTTATTTTTCCATTAGATTCAGTCGCTATGTACACCATTTCATGTACAGGACAACTATTACCCATAACTTCAGCAAACCATTCAGCTATCCTAGGCTGGTCTGTTGTTATTTCAGGCACTACCACTTTCCTTCTGTCATCATTCCATTAGGCATAGTCACAAATGTGTTTTTATTTTCTCTATTAGCAAAATAATCACTTAATTGAGTTGGTGACATATTGCGTAAATTAACATCAGATGGTTGAAAGTTCCAAAATTGTGTAGAAGATTTATCAGGATTTAATCCGCCTTTTTGCCATGCTCCACCAGGAATATCAGGTGCTGAATATTTAGAAGTAACACCATTACTAAATGTAGGATGATTAGGCATCTTAAACTCATCATCTAAGTGATTTCCTGTTACTTCTTGGTAGCTTTTTATGTCATTAAATGGAGCAGGAATGCCGTATTTGGCTACATAACCAGCCTCATCATAACCTTGGTCATTAAATTCAGGCATTTGTTTAAGCATTTGTGCAAGTCTAATAGCGTCCATTAAAACAAGCCTCCCGGCTCAAATACATAGGTAGTAGAGTAATAGCGAATATCCGCTACATCAGATAAAGTTTTAATGCGATATGAGCCATAATAACTAATACCACCAGCCATTTTCCAAGGTGAGTATTGTTGTATAGAATTATCAGCCCATTGTCCAACATCCCAATTAACTTGATCCCATTTATCACCTGTAACACTTACCGCTGTAGGTGATGCAGTAGTCGTTGCTAAATCAAAATCTAAGTTCATTTTAGCGTTAATAGCAAATGGATTATCCGAACCCATCATGACATTAACCATTGTCCATCTAAGTTTACGTCTACCACCAAAAGCATTAAAAGCAGGCAATAAATCAGTTACTATAGGTTGTCCATCATCTGAATTGGTACTCCATGCTTTACAGACTTTACCAGTTGTTCCAAAGTATAAATTCTCATTAGAAAAGTACCAGCAATAAGCAGGAATATTAGTCCATCTAGCCCATCCACCACTAATGGTGTTCATAACATATTGGTATGATTCCGTATTGCTTATAGGAATATTAACCAATAACATGTTCTGAGGAGGATATAACAATACATCCCAACCATAATTGTCTTTATAAGTAGTCGTATCTTCCGCTAGTTTATTTTGTATCTTAGCGGTAATCATCATGTTGTTGTTTACACGAGTAGACATTAATGATTTAGATAAAGGAATCATGCCGTCTTTATTAAGCAACATGACATCACCACCATATTTACAAGTGCATTTAGGGCCTACTGGTGAACCAACAAGATAAACGCCTACTAATGCCCATGAATCAACAAATGCTGGGTCTGTACCACGATATATAGCTACTTGTCCGGTAGATGTGACAATAACCATGTGGTCATCCATACCGTAACCACCATCTAATGACCATGTGTCTATTTTGACTATATGACCACCTAATTCAAATATTGGCCCAAAGTCATAAACCGTAGCAGGGCCAGCAATAGAATCTATACCTAAATACCATGCCCTTAATGAACCGCTTTCAGTAAACCAAATACGTCTTTTAAATTGATGTACGGCAGATAATAAACGAGTGTCTATGCCTGTAATAGCATGAGTGCTTGTATCAGATACTTGCTCCCATGCAGTACCATCATAAAGAAGTACATTATCAGCACCATTAGCAGCTAATAAAAATGAACCACCTGAAGTAGCAAATTGAGTGTGATCCCATTTAGCTGTATGCAATCCAGTTATTGTAGTAGCAACAGATGTAGGGGCTGATACATCGTATAAAGTGCCATTAGTGCTAAAGGCAAACATACGTTTAATACCGCTAGTAGAATCGTAATCTATGATAGTTTGTACATCACCTGATGGTACAGTAGACCAAACAGTATAGCCTTTACGAGAACGTAATTCAGTAGGTGTACAGAACCAATTATCCAGAACGACAGCATCTGTCGGCTTCATAGTAGCTAGTGGGTCACGAGCGTTCCATCCGCCTACTGGAGCGGTAATTGTTACCGATTTTGATACCTGTCGTTTTGGTTTTAACATGGTTGTCCTATTTAACGTGAGTCCAGTTTTTACCCATTTTTATATTGCGTATTGCACTTTCACTAACATTAAAATCTCTTGCAAGTCTGGCACAAGTTACACCTATTTCTAGCTTTTGTTTAATTATTTGTACTTTTTCATCATCAAGCTTAGCTTGTGTTTGTTGAGAACCAAAAAGATACCTTCCCCTGCCTTTATCTCTCATATCTTTAATATTATCAGCTTGCGTACCATGTGATAAATGATCTGGATTAACACAATTAGGTGTATCACATGAATGCATAATTACACCTGTTATTTCTTGGTCTGGATGATGCAATTTCCAAACTTCACGATGTATTCTAACTAATCTACCATCTTTTGAAACTCTTCCATAACCGCATTCATCTGTATGTCCATTAAATAAATGACATCCATTTTCATCTATAACAACGTGCATATTAACTCTATCCCAAAATGTAATGTTTTTATATGGTCTTGCCATGTCAATCTCCAATTAATTAAAAGAGATTGCATTATTACATATCAGGATATGTATTACAATAACCTAACTTGTTATGTTACCCATTCCCGTATCCGGTATGTTGTTTTGGGTAAGTAAAATATTCGGATACTTTGGAGCTAAACTCAATGTATCAGCACCGCTTTCACTTGCCTTCCATTTCTCTAACTCACGTGTATAGTCCTGCAATACAGCCGTAGTATCAAAACCTTTAATTTCAAATAACTTTAGCTTAGTACCTAGAACTAACAATCGAGAAGGAAATAAACTTGTATCAGTATCAGCAGTAAATCTAGTTTTTTTAGTTACATTATCAGATGCTAATACCCACGCATTAGATATGTATTCAAAACCCATGACGACATGTGATGTCGGAGCAGGCCACACAGTAAACTTATTGCCCATCATACGGAATCGCATACGAGGACCAGTAGTTACATAACTAGCCTTTAACCATTGCCATTCTTGAGCATCTTTAGGTCCTATTACAGACCATCTATTAGACTTATTGTAGGTTGTTTTATCAACCATACGAGCGTAATCAGAAGGCATATCATATTTGGCTCTACCACAAGTATAAGTGGCATCAGTATAATCTCCAGTAGACGGAATATTTATAGTTACAACACCATTTCCTAATGAAGATAACGCTTCTGAAGAAATACTAGAAAATCCTAACATTGAAATGTCCTGTTAATCTGAATTGTATTAAGTGACTACCCAAGTATCTTGCATAACGCCATTCCCTGTAATCATGTAATCTGTAGACAATGAGGATACATCACCACTTGTTACATCAATATATGTGTTACCCGCAGTAACAGTTCCATTAAATTGAAGGTATTCTGTTGTAAACCTATGCTCAGCAACTAATACTTGCCAATCTCTTTCTGTAGCTAATGTGTCGCCTACACGATTCATTAAAGCCACCATTTGCAATACTTGGTCATCATTAGACCCTATTGCTTGGCTAGGAGAAGGCAACCCTAGTTCTAAACAAACATCTTGAATATTTTCGAGTAAAGTTGCCATAGATTACCTATTTTGTAGCTTTAGTAGGAACTGGTTGTTTAACAGGAGTTGCTTCAACAGGAGTGGCAGGTTGTGTTTCTAATAACAATGCCATTTGTTCTTGTAATTTAGCAATTTGATCTGCTTGTTTTTTAATCATTTCTTCGGAATCTACTTTTCCACGATTAATAAACGCTTGAGCTTTAGTGCGTAATTGTTGCCCACCCATAATACGAGCAAAAGCTGAATCAGGCGCACCAGCAATTTGTTCAATGAATCGAAAGCCTTGATAAGCTAATTCGAGTCTTAAGGATTCTGTAATTTCAGGCCACTCATCTAATGGAGTACCTTTAATGTCTTTTACACCTTTATAGGCTTCCCATTGTCTACGAAAACGTGCTTTATAAGCATCATCAGCAATAGTATTTATCCAAAATGTTTTATCACCCGGAACATTAATACGAATAAAATCGTATTCAACACCTTCATGCGTATTAGGATAAAAAGTAACGTCCAAGTAATTGTCGCCACCCGTATCACCTACATAAGAAATTTCTTCAGCCATTTTATTTATCCATTTGGATTAAAAGACGGGGGCTAAGTTATTAACCCCCATTCGTATTATTAACCGTTAGCGTTTAATGCAGGACGGTTAATTTGAGCAATAGCAAAACCAGCAGAAGGAGTACCATCAGCAGTTTTAAATCTTGCTCCATCAATTTTATCACCAGCAACTGTAAAATCATCAACAGTACCAGCAGTAGCAGTAAGATATACGTTACCATTAGCGGCTACAGTAAGTGCTTTAATAACAGCAGAACCGCCAATTTGATACCAGCCGTATTGTGATGCTACGTTAGCAGACATTGCAATAGCAACAGGGCCTCTTGAGCCAGCAACAGCTAAAGTAGTAGTGTTTGCATATTGATCATAGATAACCGCAGAACCTACAACAGTTGATGCTAATCCTTTTAAATATACAAACTCACCTTCACCATAAGTAGGGTCTTTTGCTTTAACAATAGTACCAATAGGATGATATTGAGTGGTTTCAGTATTTGCAATAGGTTGTCCACCAATTACAGGTGTATCAATAATATAAGCCATGTTAATCTCCTATTAAGATGCAGTAGCTAAAGTAGCGTTGAATTGCGCTCCAGAACAAGTTAATGCACCAGACCAGCCCATTAGACGAACAATAGCGTCTTGGTTTACCGCTTGACGATCACCACCAATTGGCACAAAGTTACGGTCTTTATGAGGACGGAAGTACACAAATTTAGTGTTAATAAAATCCATACGGTCAGTACCTTGGTTACCACCAATACCACCACCTAATACTACGTCAGCAGCACCAGCACCACCATAAAACTTCAATGAACTAAAACCAGCAGCACCTAATTTATCATCAGCAATACGTTGGATACTTTGTAAAGAAGCTAAATACAATGAATATGCGTTAGTACCCGCATAGATTAAGTCTACATGGTCAGTACCACGAACTACTGCTAATGCAGTTTTATTCATAGCTTGTTGGATATTACCAGCAGTACAAGCACCACCAACAGTAGAAGTACCAGTATTGGCTACGTTTCTCCAAAAAGTCCAGTTAGCACGAGAAATACCACCATAACCATTATCAACCGAAGGTGTAGTAGAAATCATTGCCGCTAAACCAACTAAGTTTTTACCAGAGTTACCAGTACCATCACCATGTAAATCTAAGTCAATTTTGTTGCGTAAACGTGCTTCAGCAATCTCAACACGAGTAGCAAGCAATTCAATCATTTGCTCTTTACCTGAGTTAGCTAACATTTCAGGGCCAGAAATAGTTACCGCATCAGCATAATGCTTCATGGTGAACTGAGCCGCAGAAATAGGACTATCAGGTGAAATATTAATAGTTTCATAACCAGAGTATGAACTAGCAAAGTTAGTGTTTGGGTCGTTGTAGTAAATCTCTTGTAAGATAGTAGAACCACCAGAAATAGTTTTAATATTTCCACGTTCACCCAATCTTAATAAAAGAGCGTTGTTGTTAGATAAGTTGTCTTGTGCGTTTTTAGTTCTAGACTCAATCGTAGTAGAAATGATGTCTGAAATCGCACTATTTGCAAATGCCATAGTAGTTTCCTTTTAAATTAAAGCCCTAATTGACTCATAGCCAATCTAACAGCTTCTTCAGTTGTAGTAGGAGTATATGATTTATTCACACCTGCTGGTGAGCCTTTAACCGATACTGCTACCGCCTTTGCTGCCTTAGCAGCTTGGTCAGCTTGCGCTAGTGATTGTCGTACTGATGAGGTCTGCTGTTGAGCTTGAGCCTTTTGAAATACATTATCATCTAGTCGTATAGCTTTAGCATAAGCATCATCCAAATCAGTCGCAAATCCACGTTCTAGCAGGTCTGCCATCGTAGCTTGTACTTCTGTAAAATGCTCATGTGTCTGGGCAAATTCCTCAATAGCTGATTGAATTTGTCCGTCCTCTTGGCTTTGTCTAAAGTTGTTAGAGGCTTCAAGTTGTGACTTAGTATAGTCCAACTGTGCTTTTAAGTTATGAACTGTCGGGTCATAAGGAACGCTGGCAAGCTGTCCTAAATCAATTTGATAGTCATGTGCTAACTTTAACATCATTTCCGCTTTATCTTGAGGTGACCCCATTCTAAGCGTGTGTTCGGTTTTTAGCAGATTCTGAAATGCAACATCCGGAGTTACATTCAAATTAGCCATATATTCTTTGTAAGGAGCGATGCTTTTATCGATAGTTTTAGCGAATGTAGCTGCTTCTTTATACTGTTCAATTCCTTTATGAAATTGATCTTGCCTTTCGATTATATACTTCTGTACATTTTCGGGCAATTTTTCTAACTCAGCCGCAGCTTCTGGCTTCCAAGACTTCCAAGGAGAGCGTTCTTTAGCTACTGGCTCAGGTTTATCTTCTGAAGCTGTTTCTGTGGCTTTATCAGCCTTTTCTGGAACTTCAGTAGCTTCTTTAGCTTGTTTTTCCTCTAGTTTGTCAAATTCCTTTTCGATAATTTCATGAGCCGTAGGCAACTCATTAGTTTCTTGGGATTCTGCTACACTTGAGTCGTCAAGTTGTGTATCTTCACTCATTTTAAGTCCTTGGGTTAGTTAAATCGTTCAGCAATGTTTTTACGCAATGCTTCTTTTTCTTTCTTTATTTTAAAATGGTCTACTTTA